CCGACGTCGAGATTTGAAATTGTTGCGAAATGCACAAGAGCAAGAGAGGGCAAGTTTAATGCCAAGTGAAAAAGTTTTAAATTTAAAGCCTTCAAACTTTGAAACAATTGATAAAGCTGTTTTAAAGTGGGTGGATGAAATATTGGGTTTGCACGCAACTACAAATGATGGTTGGAAAAAAGTGCCGGTTGTTTGGATTACTGCAGAGCGCGCATTTCAAATAAAACACAAAAAAGAAATGAGAAGTGTTGATTCTGAATCTTTGATCTTTCCTTTAATGACAATTGAAAGAAGTGGAGTAACTAAAACTCCGGTGAGCAAAAGACCGATACCCGGAAATATATTTCCAAAAGATGATTATAGAAAAGGCTCTTTCTTCTTAACAAGAAAAATAAATCAAAATAAAACTAGAAATTTTGCAAATAAAGATAGAAGAAGAGTGTATGGACAAGTTAATTTTCCAAATAGAGATGGATTTGGAAAGAAAATTAAAAATGAAAAAATTGTTTACACGACGATGACAATTCCAATGCCAGTTTATTATGATGTAGAATATACTATTAATTTGAGGGCAGATTATCAGCAACAAATGAATGAAATGATGCAGCCTTTTATGGTTTATGCGGGCGGCATAAATCAGTTTAAGATAGAACAAGATAGACACAAATATGAGGCTTTTATAGAAGATGCATATTCGATGGAAAATAATATAGCTTCATTAGCAGAAGAAGAGAAGAAATACGAAACAGCTGTAAAAATAAAAGTGCTTGGATATATTTTGGGCGCAGACAAAAATCAAGAGACTCCGCACATTGTTATAAGAGAAAACCCGGTAGAAATAAGATTTCAGCGCGAGCGAGTTATGATGGGTGACATTGAAGACGAAATGGCATCAGAAAAATTAAGATCTTTGTAGAAGTTAGTTTTTTGAGTTTTGATTAACTAATTACTGTAGCATACATATTACGGCTTCAGGAGAGTTATAAGCATGAGCGAAAGAAAATTTAAATTTGTTTCACCGGGTGTATTTTTAAATGAAATAGACAATTCGGTATTGCCCGCAGATCCACAAGATATTGGTCCAATTGTTGTTGGTAGAACTCGAAGGGGCCCTGCAATGCGGCCCATCCGCGTTGAATCGTTTGCAGAGTTTGTTGATGTTTTTGGTGAACCGCACCCTGGCGGCGACGGCACCGATGTTTGGAGAAATGGCAATTATCTAACTCCACTATATGCATCATATGCTGCACAAGCATGGTTAAAAAATTCACCAACAATTAATGTTGTTAGGCTATTAGGCAAAGAACACACAAATAGAACTGCTGCTAGTGCAGGCGCCAGCGGCGGCCAAGCTGGCTGGGCAACAACAAAATTTCTAGATGCAGCTAAAGCAGAATCAAGCAACGGCGGCGCTTACGGCATGTGGGGGTTTCCATCTGAGTTGTCGCACTCGGTGGCGGCCACCCACAGTACCTTAACTGGCTCTGGCGTCTTAGCTGCTGTTTGGTATGTTGATCAGGGTTCGGTTGGCCTGACAGGCACAGACACTCATGGCACCTCACAAAACGAAGCAGTAAAAGCTGGATTTATCGCATCAGACGCTGATGGTGATTTTACTCTTGTGATTACAGGTAGTAAAAATGATGTTGGCGATGTCAATGCCAATTCAACAAAAGTTAAATTTAATTTTAACAGAGGTAACAGAAATTATATTCGCAACGTATTTAATACAAACCCAACTCTTGGATCAAGCGTTGCAGCAAAAACTTCGTCTTATTGGCTTGGGGAAACCTTTGAAACGGCAGTGACGGACACTGCCAATTCGCGAACAAGGTTTCTTCTTTCTTCTTCTGTCGGCGGTCGCGACGCGCAGAACTTTGCCAATCAGTCAAATAAATACTGGGGCATTATTCTTGGATTGGGCAGTCGTGTTGCAACCGACAAAGAACATTGTCGCAGACACACTGGGAAATCTGAAGGAGCCACAGGTTGGTTTTTTGCACAGCATTTTGGAGCAACGGCAAGTTTTGATGCAACAAATATGCAGGAATTATTTAGATTTCACGGTTTGGATCAGGGCGAGTGGGTGCAAAATAATTTAAAGATCTCGGTTACAAATCTTAATTATTCATCTGATAATTTCAATAAATATGGCACTTTCGACGTTGAGCTTAGAAGAATTGGCGATACTGACAGGGCGCCGCAAATTGTTGAAAAATTCAGCAACTGCAATTTAAATCCAAATTCGACAAATTATGTTGCAGCCAAAGTTGGTGATATGTACGTCACCTTTGATGCAACTCAGCGTAGCCTATTCGAAAAGGGTGCGCACCCAAATCGTTCAAAATATGTTCGAATTGAGATGAATAAAGATGTCGACGCCGGCTCAACTAATGAAGAATATTTGCCGTGGGGTGTAAATGGGCCTCCGCAATATAAAGATTTTTGGTGGTCTTCCGGTTCTGTCGGTTATACCGCATATGCAACTGATTCACTAAGTGCTTCTTTCTTTTCAACCGGCGCTGCAGGCGACGGCGGACCGGTCCACGCAGCCCCCGCAGACGGCGGCGGCAAGTCTACACAAAGTTATGTTGGTGTATATACGCACTTTGTGGACGATCTTGGTGCAGAGACATTTGCACAGGGTTATGATGTAAGCGCCGGCGGCGGTGGCATCACCGGCTCGACCGCGGTCGCTGCCAACGCCTTGACTGTCAAGCATGCAATTAGTGGCAACTACAAGGCATTCCCAACTGGCAGCCGGGTGATCTTCCGCTACCCAAAAGTGGGCCTGAGAGAAAACGCCAGACAAGAAAGTCTGTCAAGCGTTAAAGATGCTTATTGGGGCGCTTGGACTGGACTAACCAAGACAAATGGTAAGTTTGATGAATCAACAAGAGACCTTGTTAGAGCAAAAAGCGACGGCTTGAGTAGCCAAACAGACGTAGACACCACTTATACTAGATTTATGTGGCGCTTCTCACTAGATGATGTCAGCGGCTCATCGGCTGGTAACTATTACTACATTTCTGGTTCACACAAGTCCCCGGAGTATGTTACTGTTGCTAGCGGCTCCTATAAAGATGTTATTGATCTAGGGATTGCTAAATTCACTACTGTATTCTATGGCGGCGTTGATGGCTTTAATATTAAAGAAAAAGACCCAACACGCAGCGGCTTGTTGCACAATGCTTCAACCACGCCTACAGAAGTTAACAGTTATGTGTTCAACACATACAAAGAGGCTCTTGATATTATCAAAGATCCAGAAGTTGTGGAATACAATCTAGCTATAGCCCCGGGCTTGGCTCATGAGCCTTTAACAACACACCTTATGGATATTTGTGAAGCACGCGGTGATGCCATGGCGATTGTTGATCTTAAAGGCGACTTTGAGCCGGCACACGAAAGCAGCAGTGGCAAAACATATCGCACTACTGTAAAAACAGCCGTAGACAACCTTAGAAATCGTTATATAAATTCAAGCTATGCTTGTGCATATTACCCGTGGGTACAGATTAAAGATACTCTTCTGGGTAACCTTGTGTACGTGCCACCTTCAGTTGCTGCTCTGGGTGCAATGTCGTACACAGACAAAATAAAGGCACCGTGGTTTGCCCCGGCAGGCTTTAATCGCGGCGGACTTTCAACTGGTGTCGCTGGACTGCCAGTTGTTAACGTAACTCAGCGCCTGACTGCACAAAATAGAGATGACTTGTATGATGCGAACATTAATCCAATTGCAACTTTCCCGAACGAAGGTATTGTAATTTTTGGACAAAAGACGCTTCAAGTTACAAAATCCGCTTTGGATAGGATTAATGTTCGAAGGCTACTTCTCTTTGTGAAGAAGGGGATATCTAGAATTTCAAATGACATTTTGTTTGAGCCAAACGTAACTGCTACTTGGGATAGATTTATTAATCGCGCTAATCCTTTCTTAGCTGATGTTAAAGCAAGGTTTGGCCTCGATGATTATAAGTTGGTTTTAGATCAAACAACAACTACGCCAGATTTAGTTGATAGAAACATTATGTATGCAAAAGTATTCTTGAAGCCCGCACGGGCAATTGAATTCATTGCAGTTGATTTTATTATCACTAATACTGGCGCTGCTTTTGAGGATTAATACTAATTATAGTAGAAAGGAGTTAATATAATGGCGGGAAAAGAAGCAGACGCATTGCCACAATGGCAATCAATGAATATTGAACCCAAACGTAAATTTAAGTTTATTTTGCGCTTAGGGGACATTCCAGCATGGGTTGTCAAAAGCGCAGGAAGACCAAGCATTACAGTTTCAGATGGCGCCAAACATCAATTTCTATCACATGAATTTAAGTTCCCCGGTAGAGTTACTTGGGGAGACATTGAACTTCAATTAGTTGATCCTATTAATCCAGATATCGCCGCGACAGTTTTTAATGTAATTGAGCGCGCCGGTTATGAAGTTCCAAGCAACTGGACTGGGCAAAATGAAAATTGGAGAAAAAGCATTTCAAAAAGAAAGTTTGCTTCCGATAGCCTTACCGATGTAACAATTCAAACAATTGATTCGGATGGTAAAAAGGTTGAAGAGTGGCGATTAGTTAATGCGTGGATTAAATCAATTAAATATGATGACGTTTCATATGATAGCGAAGATTTAATGACGGTATCTATTAGTTTGGCATATGATTTTGCTCACCTTGAGTCGTTCGCCTAAATTAAATAAATGGTTCAGTCAATTGCTGCAAAAATGCTCAATCAAATTGGGGCGCCCACATGTAAGGTGGAGCCACTTGATGCATCCCCCTCTTGGGATCGCGTCGTCGTTGACGCACAACAAAGTTATAGATTTTTGTTGCGCCTTGAAGA